GAGTATTTAGGAAATAATGCGTACCCAACTCCTAGCCACATTCACAACAAAAGACAATCTCGAAACAACAATCGAGAACATAAAGGGTGCATATACAATAGCATTTAGTAAAATTTATGTCTTACAGAATGAAAATAGTATAAATGAGTTAATATGTACATACAATGTAGATTTATCAGCAGGTGCAGATTTCAACGATGTAAAAGGGACTATATCATTACATAGAAAGAAACATTCAAATACATTATACACAATAAATGCATTGAATGAAGTTATTGCAAACTTAAATAACGGTATAATTGATAGTAAATTTATAGTGCCGTGGGAAAACTTTCAAAATACATTGATGGTAACAAATTCAGATGGATTGAATAAAATATCTACAAGGATTTACAAAATAATAAAAATAAATTAGTTGTTTCAGAATTTAATATATATTTATATATACAATTAGGAGAAAAATGGTTATGACAGACAAAAAACAAGAGTTATATTATTTCTATACAGAAGGGTGTGGATTCTGTAAAAAATCAGGACCAGTTGTAGATGAACTTATAAAAGAAGGACATAATATACTCAAACTCGATTTAGCAGAACCCGATAATAAAGGGTTAAAAGAAGAATTACAAAAAAAATATAATAAAAAATGTGGAACACCCTGGTTTATTAATCCAGAAACAGGACATCAAGTATGTGGTTATAGGGAAAAAGATATTCTTATGAAATGGATAGAAGGTGAAGATATTCCAGCTCCACCAAAACCAAAATCACCACCACCAAAACCACCATTTCATGGTGCAAGCAACAAAGAAGAAGCTGATTGGAAAAAAGAATATAAGAAATGGACTGAAGAAAATTCACATATGCCAAATTTACAATCAGCAAGTCAAATTCTTGAAAGACCAAGACCAAAATCAGAACCACCAAGACCACCAATGCCAAACGGAACAGATGAACAAATTGACAATTGGGGTAAAGAATATGATGTGTGGAGTAAAGAAAATAAACATCTTCCAAATTTACAACCTACAGAAATGATTGTTAATAGATTAAAACAACAAAGACAACAACAAGGTAAACAACCACAAGTCGGTGGAAATGTAGAAAAGAGATTGATAACACTTGAACAAAAACTTGATAAACTAATGATACATTTGGGAGTTCAATGAAATTCAAACCAAAACCAACAGTAGATAGAAAAGCTACTGAACGAGAATTGGAATGTATTAAAAAAACTGAAGAAATGTTGATGGGAGAAAATAAACTACCACCAGCATCTCAAATGATACGAAACATTGCAGTTGACCATTGGAAGTCATTAAAGGCTTGGGTTAAAGGTAGTCAAGTGATTACTTCACAAGAAGAAGCAGAAAGAAGATGGGAGATATGTAAAGAATGTCCTAAACTTCTATATGATGAAACAAATCCAGATACAGGAAAGAAAGATGGTAGATGTCCATTATGTGGTTGTTTTATGAATGTCAAAGTTCATTATGCAATCGCTGAATGTCCAATAGGAAAATGGAAAAAAGATTGTGGTCATGGGTGTGATTGTGGCTGTGAAGATAATTGTGAAGAATAGAAAAAAAAGCTTGTTTTATATGTCAAAAATGATATATATTATAGAGATAGTAAATAGGTTATGTGGTTATAATAGAGATAACCATAAACAATAAACGATAAACAATAAAACACAAGTAGGAGAAAAAGCATGGATATAAATGCAATTAAGAATAAGTTAAATAAGTTACAGGCAACCTCATCAACATCAGAAAACTTTTGGAAACCAGAACCAGGTAAACAAGTAGTTAGAATTGTACCTTACAAACATAATAAAGATAATCCATTTATTGAATTATACTTTCATTATAATTTAGGTAACAATAAAACATATCTTTCACCAGTTTCATTCGGTCGTCCAGACCCAGTTGAAGAATTTGCCAACAAATTGAAATCAACTGGAAACAAAGATGAGTGGATTCAAGGAAAACGATTAGAACCTAAAATGAGAACATACGTTCCCGTTGTAGTTCGTGGTCGTGAAAGTGAAGGTGTAAAGTTTTGGGGATTCGGCAAAACTGTATATCAAGAACTTTTAAGTGTTATTGCTGACCCTGATTATGGTGATATTACAGATCCAATTATAGGTCGTGATATTGGTATTGAACGACAAACACCAGCTGAAGCAGGTAATCAGTATGGTAAAACAACTGTTCGAGTTAAACCAAATCAAACACCAATTACAGAGGATAAAACTCTATTAGAAAATGTCTTTGAAAATCAACCCAACTTACCAGAACTTTATACAGAACCAAGTTATGATGATTTAAAAGAAGCTCTTAGTAATTACTTAAATCCTTCAGATGACGATACAGAAACAACAACTACAACTAATGGTGTTTCTGCAACTACTACACCAACTACAAATACTGGAACTACAACAGTTGACAAGGTAGAAGATGCCTTTGATGAACTGTTTAATAGTTAATAGTTAGGTATAGTTAGAATTGATGGGGTGGGGTTTCGTTCCACTCCACTTCATCACATTTTTAGGAGAAAGTTATGACAGATACAGATAAAAGAGATGAATTAGCTAGTGTTATAGCTGATGAATTAAATAAAACCTTTAAACATCAACAGGTTGCGTATTTCTTACAAGATGACGGTACAAACCCAACTAATGTAACTGATTGGATTTCAACAGGTTCGACAATGTTAGATTTAGCTATTGCTAATAAACCAAATGGTGGTGCTGCCGTAGGCAAAATCACAGAGTTAAATGGTTTAGAGGGTAGTGGTAAATCTTTGATTGGTTCTCACTTATTAGCTTCAACACAGAGAAAAGATGGAATTGCTGTTTACATAGATACAGAATCAGCAGTGTCACCAGAGTTTCTTGAAGCGATAGGTGTAGATACAACGAATATGTTATATGTTCATTTAGAAACAGTTGAAGAAGTATTTGAAACTATTGAAACAATTGTTACAAAGATAAGAGAATCAGATAAAGATAAGTTAGTTACAATTCTTGTTGACAGTTTAGCAGCTGCATCTACGAAAGTAGAGATGGATGCTGACTTTGATAAAGATGGTTGGGCGACAGCCAAAGCAATCATCATATCAAAAGCTATGAGAAAAGTAACACAAATGATAGCTCGTCAGAAGATAGCTCTCGTATTCACAAATCAATTACGACAAAAGTTAGGTGTGATGTTTGGAGATCCTTGGACTACAAGTGGTGGTAAGGCTCTTCCATTTCACTCATCAATTCGTGTTCGATTTAAGAATGCTGGGCAAATTAAAGATAGCAGTAAAAAGAATACTATTGGAATTAAAATTAAAGCACAAGTCATTAAGAACCGATTAGGTCCACCAATGAGAACTGCTGAATTTCCATTATATTTTGATACTGGTATTGATGATTGTGGTTCTTGGCTTACAGTAATGAAAGAACACAAGTTACTTAAACAAGCAGGTGCTTGGTACACAATACAACATGCTGATACAGAAACAGGTGAACTTATTAAAGAATACAAATTTCAATCAAAGGATTTTGAAACATTAGTAACAGAGAATCCAGACTTGAAAGAATATTGTTATCAACAGATATGTGATGCTTGTATTCTTAAATATGATAGCAAAGAACTTGGTATTGATGATGTTGAAGAAACTGATGAGGTAGTGGATGAAATCTAAAAAGTTAAAAGAGTTTTTAGAAAAACCAGAAGTCAAGAAACTCCATAAAGAGGCAATGAAACTTCAAGGTATGGATAAACTCATCAAAAAGTTAAAAGAATCCGGTGAAGCATAAATGGAAAAGAAAGACTTAAACGACAAGTTTATATCTTTTTTAGACCAAACCAAAAACGAAGAACACAAATCAGTTACAAGATTGAACGATAGAGTTTTAATAATTGATGGTTTGAACACATTTATTAGAAATTTTAGTGTAGTACCAAGTCTTAACGATGATGGTAGACATGTGGGTGGACTTATTGGTTTCCTTCGGTCAGTAAGATATACTTGTGATATTCTCAAACCTTCAAGATGTATAATTGTATTCGATGGTAAAGGCGGTTCAAAGAAAAGACAAAAGTTATATCCAGAATATAAAGCAACTCGAAAAGTCAAAAAGAGATTGAATAGAAATGTTGATTGGGGAACTGCACCACAAGATGAAGATCAATCAATGCGACAACAAATGGGTAGGTTAGTTGAATATTTAGAACAACTACCACTTACATTAATTTCAGTTGATAATATAGAAGCGGATGATGTGATGGCTTACATTTCACAACAGATACTTACAGAGAGTGATATATTTTTAATGTCAACTGACAAGGATTTCTTACAACTTGTAGATGATAGAGTGAAAGTTTGGTCACCAACCAAAAAGAAGTTATACAATAAAAGAGAAGTTGAAGAAGAATATGGAATACCATCACGAAACATTCTAACATACAGAATACTTGATGGAGATAAGTCAGATAATATAAATGGTGTTCAAGGGGCGGGATTAAAGAGTATAATAAAATATATTGAACCAATTACAGAAGATAAAGATTTCAATGTAATGGATTTAATTGAATATGCAGAAAATTCAGATAAGAAAATAAAACTCTTGGAAAATATCAAAAATAGTAGTAATATACTGAAACGGAATTATCTATTGATGCAATTAAATAAAGTAGATATTCCAGGTCATATAAAGTTGAAGATACAAGGAGCTGTGGACAGAGAAGTTCCACAGTTAATAAAACACAGGTTTCAAGTGATGTTTCTTCAAGATAAGTTAAGTAATCATATAAAGAATTTTGATAGTTGGATTACAGAATTTACAAGATTGAATAGATATAAAGGATTAAGCAAGATTGACAAATAATTTAGCAGATTTTGGGCATACATTTCAAATAAAGATATTATCATCTTTAATGGCAGATACCAATTTCATTGCACAAATTTATGATATATTTGATGAAAGTCATTTTGATAATGATAGTCTAAAATGGATAGCAAAAGAATGTAAGTTGTATTATGATGAATATAAACAACCAATAACATTAGATGTATTCAAAGTAAAGGTAAGTGAAGTCCATAATGATATTCTTAAAGCAACCATCATTGAAACACTTAAAGAGGTAGTTAGATATTTAGAAGCACCAGATTTAGAATTTATTAAAGACCAAGCACTTAATTTCTTTAAGAACCAAACATTGAAAAATGCTATTATTGAAAGTGTTGAGATACTTGAAAACAAAGGTGATTTTGATACGATAAAACAATTAGTTGATAATGCTTTACGGGCAGGAGCTGAGAGAAATATTGGACACGAATACATTGATGATATAGAGGCACGATATTCAGAGATGGCTCGTGAAACAGTTGAAACTCCATGGGATGTGTTGAATGATTTAACACAGGGTGGTTTA